TAGTAGGTAGAGGACTTATTAATGCCTTTAAAGGTAAACCTTCAGGTAGAGCAGGAGATCCACTAAATGTTAATATAGTTGGAGGTGGAGGTGGAGGTTATGATGATGGTGGTACTAGTGGTGGATCATCAAGAGGTAGAAGAGGTAGAAAAGGTAGAGCTGGTAGAAAAGGTAGAGCTGGTAGAGCTGGTAGAGGAGGTAGATTTGGTCGTATAGCTAATCTAGCTATGACTGGACTAGGATTAGCATCTATGTTTGGTGGTGACGGTGGTGAAGATATGTCTGGAGAAGATATGGCTTATACTAGTGTAGATGCTGCGGATATGGCTTCTGATATGGCATCATCATCAACTCCTTCATCTTCAAAGACAAAATCAGCAACACCAAGAGCAAGAGATCCAAAAACAGGAAGATTTACAAAAGCAACAAAAGCTGCTAAAGGTGGAAGTTTCTTTGGTAAAGTAGGAAGTTTCTTTGGAGGTATCGGTAAAAAAATCTCAGGTACTTTTGGAGGTGTTAAAAAAATCTTAGGAGGACCAATTGCTAAAGGATTTGGAAAAGCTTTAGGACCTATTTTTGCAGTTATTGAATCAGTAGGAAGTATATCTTCCCTTTTATCAGATGCTAGAGAAAGAAAAGCAGCAGGTGAAAAAGTAGATGCTGGAAAATTAGGAAAAAGTTTAGTTCAAGCAGCTGCTTATCCTATTGCTAATGCGGCAACTGCTTTTATCCCAGGTTTTGGTACAGCTATTAGTATAGCAGATGGTATTTTAGGATCATTTGGAATGTCTCCTATTAAATGGGTTACTGATAATTTAGTTGGTTTAGTTCCTGATAAAGCATTTACTGGGTTAGGTAATATGGCTTTAGGTGAAAAAGCAATGGCTACTGGAGGTATTGTTACTGGTCCTACAAGAGCATTAGTTGGTGAAGCTGGTGCTGAAGCAGTAGTTCCTCTTGATAAATTTTATGCTAAATTAGATGAATTAATTGTAGCTGTTAGACAAGGAGGAAACATATATCTAAATGGTACAAAAGTAGGTACAGCAATGTCTGTAGGTGCTTATAAAACTCAATAATTTAATATTTATAAATAAAACACGATATGTCAAACTTATTAAATTTACTTAAATCACAAGGATCTGTTTTAACTAGTTTAGATGGTAAAACTCCTCCATCATTTGATGGTACTAGTCAATATGAAAAAGGTTTAGCTACTTCTCAATTAGATTTAGATGGTAAAAAACCTTTACAATACGATAAACAAACAGTTCAGATAGCAGGTTTAGAAAAATCCCAATTAGATTTAAACGGAGTTACTCCTGAGAAATATTTGGATAATCTACCAAGATAATGCCTTTAATAAACTTAAAGACAGATCTTAAGTCCCTTAAATATGGGAAGGATACTCTTGGAGGAGGGTATAGTGGACAACCTTATATTCAAACAGAAATTCCCGAAAGTTTTAATAGTTTAGGTCCACGTGAAGATTTTATCTTACGAGGTGGTATAAATGCAGCAACAGATTCCTTAACGGATATTAAACGTTTAGGTAAAATGTTTATTGACACTAAATCACCTAATGGTTTATTATTTATTGCAAAACAACAGTTATTATCGCGTACAGCTGTTCGCACACAAGCTAGTGGTATTTTAAATGAAGGCATTTACTCACCATTAAACACATTAGCTCAAGCTGGTGTATCTGCTTTTGGTGGTCATTTGAATAAACAAGGAGTTAATCCTTTTGCTCAAACAGGGGCTTATTCCAATAACCCTAATTTATATAGCACTCGAGTAAAATCATATCAACCAACCGACCAAAACCGTTTAGCAGAATTATATAGAGCAGTTACTGATAATATTTCAATAAATAATTTTAACTTCTCAGGAATTGGTTTAAACGTAGGAAATAATGTTTTAACTTATGGTGGTGGCCCAGATTCGCCTTTAGGTATAGGAAAAACAGGCATCAGATTTGTTGATCCTATTTATAGAACTGGAGACCAAAATGCTTTAAAAGTATCAAACCCAGATTATTTCTATGGAAAAAATCAACAAAGATCTGTTGATGAAAATAAAAAACAAGTTGGTGGTTTACAAGTTTCTACTTTAAATAAACCTTGGATAAAAAGTGAATTATATGATTTACCAAGTGTTACTATAAATAGCCCACAAAGTGCAAGTTTACTTAGTATTCCTAATGGACCTTTAACTTGGACTCCTAATTTTATAGAAGGTATTAATTATACTAGTGATGGTCAAGATTTTCCTAGATATTTATCTACTTTTTCTCAACCCTCAGGAAGTAATGGTCCTATAAATAACACCGGTGTATCCGGAAAATATTTTGGTCTTGTAGGAGGCACATTTGCTGAATTATATAATGCTGAAGGTCAATTAGGAATAGGATATAATTATTTTAATGTTTACGATCCTAATACTACCCCAGGAAATACATGGCCCGATAATACTGATTTAATTCACGCTAATAATACTTGGACATATGATCAGCGAGATATTATTAGCCCTTATAAAACTACATCTGTAGGTCCTGATGATCCTAATACATCTCCTGATAGACAAGGAAGTATTGCTTCCCCAAAAATTCAAGATTTTAGAGCAATTTTAAGATCTAAATTACAAGATACCCAATTAAAAGCAGCCACAACATCAGGTGCTACTCCACTTGCTCCAAACTACAATGAATTTAATATTGAAAGAAGAGTTAATCTAGGAGATCCGGGACAACGTTCAAATAAAGATTACTCCAGTTATTCAGCAGGTGTTATAGTAGATACTGGAGACGGACCTAAATCTGCATACAATGGTAGTGGTGGGTTTACTAATGTTCCTGGTTTAGGTAATGCTCCTTTAGGATTAGATAAAATTAATTCTCTTCCTTTATATAGAAGTACAGGTGTAACAACAGCTGAAGTAGATAATCAAAATATAACTAATGATTTAGTTAAATTTAGAATAGCTATTATAGATAATGATGCTCCTAATTTTAAAACATTTTTACATTTTAGAGCATTTTTAGGAAATATGTCCGATTCATACAGTGCGAATTGGACTGGGTTTAATTACTTAGGAAGAGGTGAACAATTCTTTACTTACGGTGGGTTTACTAGACAAATTTCATTATCTTGGACAGTTGCAGCTCAGTCAAAACAAGAGCTTATCCCAATGTATAAAAAACTTAATTTCCTAGCTTCAACCTTAACCCCAGACTATAGTCCTAATGGTTATATGAGAGGTAATTTAGCTCAACTTACTGTAGGTGGTTATCTTTATGAAGTTCCTGGCATTATAACAAGTTTAACTTATGATATGGCTGAAGATACTCCATGGGAAATAGGAATTAATTCTGAAGGAGGTCAAGATGGTAGAGTAAAAGAATTACCTCATATTGTAAGAGTTACAGGATTTAACTTTATTCCTATTCATAAATTTATACCGAAAACCCAACAATTTGATTTTGGTAAAGATGGTGAAGGATTCCCTATTACTTATGGTGATCAAAGATTTATTTCTTTAGCTAATGGACCTACTATAGAAAATAGTAATTATAATAAATTAAATTCTCTTCGTCGTTCTTAATATGAATAGATATCAAAACATACCTAAAACAAAAATTGAAGGAAAATTAGCGTATCAAACTTCTAGATATCCTGAGGTTCCTTTATCTGAAAATGATATTTACGTTTATACAACTCAAGGAGATAGATTTGATATTTTAGCACAACAATTTTATAAAAATAGCTCTTTATGGTGGGTTATATCAATAGCAAACACAGATAAATTAAATCAAAGTACATTAGTAATCCCTGAAGGAATCCAAATTAGAATTCCTGCTACATATGCAAATATTGTTAGTGATTTTAATGTAATAAATGCTTAATTATGGCAAATATAGTAGGCGAAGGTTTTCCACAAACGATAGTTGGTCAAATAAAACGAAGACAATTAGTTTATGGTTCTTCTAATAGAACTAATGAACAATTAACATATTTAAATGCTAGAACTGGATGGGTTAAATTGGTATCATCAGTTAATGTAAATAAACCTGTTAGAGCCGTTCCATATACAGGAGCAGAATTAGCTTCTAGATTTGTATTATTTAATGGTACTACAAATGAATCCCCAACAAGAGGAGCTCAAGAAACTTATCAAAGAGGAGGTGTATGGCCGGGTGTAGGAGATCCTAACAATTATGCTTATGGTATAGGAGGAACTAATTTTGGTTTAAATGCCATGCCAGGTGTTACCTCAGCCGAAATACAAACTGAAACTAGAGGTTCTCTTAAAACAGCTACTGTTAGAATTAAAGCAAATAATAGAAATCAATTTGATATTATTGATATTCTTTATATGCGTTTAGGTTTTACAATGTTGTTAGAATGGGGTAATACTTCTTATTTTACTAATGACGGTAGATATGTAGCAGATTATACTAGTTTGGCAGATAATTTTTTAACAGGAGCTTTAAATTATAAAAATGCTTTTGATACTATAGAAAGTAAAAGATTAGCTACTTTTGGAAATTATGATGCTATTGTAGGTAAAGTAGTTAATTTTCAATGGTCATTTTTAAAAGATGGTACTTATGATATTACTCTTACCTTAAGAAGTATGGGTGATGTTATTGAATCCCTTAAAACTAATACCCTTCTCCCAGGAGCAGCTTTAGATACTGTATCAAGTGGAAGTGCTGAAGGTGAAACCCAAACACCTGAAGAAACAACAGAAACCCCTCCAGAACCTACCCCTGAAGATGTTATTAAAGATTTTGCTAATACTCATGAAATAGGAAAATTTTTCTATGAGATGCAACAAAGAATGGCTCCATTAGGAGTAGATTCTAGTGGATTATCTTATTTAACAAGTGCTGATGGTACAATAGGATTTTTAAAACAAAAATATGAAGACGAAGGTGGTACTCAATACTATATTAGATTAGGTCGTTTTTTAAAATTTATAGAAAAACGTCTTATACCATTTGTTGATAATCCTGAAGTAAAACTATTATCAATAGACACAGACCCTGAAACTAATTTAATCTATATGTTATCAAGACAAATTAGTACTGATCCTGGGGTGTGTATATTTAATACCACAATAGATGTTTCCGAAGGTACAGTTACTTTTGCAAGTACAGGGGAAACCTTTTTTACTAATATAGGTGAAAACAAATATGGTAAGATAATGAATTCATATTTTAATATGGTTTATATTCTTACCCAAATGGATTCTTTAAAAAATGAAGATGGTAAAGTACCTTTATATGATTTATTAAATAGTTTATGTCAAGGATGGAATAGTGCAACTGGTAATTTTAGTAAATTAGAACCTACAGTTGATAGTGAACGAAATACTATTGTATTTACTGATGAAGTAATTTGTCCTGATAGAGATGATATTTTAAAACAACAAAATAAATCTACTGAATTAGCATTTTTTGATGTTTATGGTTATTATTATAATACTAATGGAACTTCATCTGCAGGTTTTATTAGAGATATAAGCTTTACAACAACTGTATCTCCTAATTTAGCATCAATGATTACTATTGGAGCAACAGCAAATGGATATGTTCCTGGAGAAGATTCAACAGCTTTATCAGCAATGAATGCTGGTTTAACTGATAGATTTAAGAAAAAACTAGATTTAGAAGCAACTCAAAATAATCAAACTAAAGGAAGTGCTTCTTTAGAAGAAAGTTATCAAGAACAATTAACAGCTTTTAATACATTTGTTTCTGAATTAGGTTCATTAAATGAAGCTACTCCAAAATGGAACCCTGAAGCCATTACAGCATTCAGTAATGCAGCATCTTCATTATTTGAATATGATCAAGCTAAACAAACTGAAGAAAAAAAAGATACTAATCCAAATGCTGCTTCACCAAATGGAGGTTTCCTTCCATTTGATTTATCTTTAACTATGGATGGACTTTCAGGAATGAAAGTTTATCAAAAATATACAATTGATTCTACTTATTTACCTTCAAATTATCCTACATCTTTAGAATTTTTAGTTAAAGGTGTAACTAATAAAATTGAAAATAATGAATGGATTACGGTTTTAGAATCTATTGCTATTCCCAAAAGTGCATTTGGTTCTAAAACTGGACAAGGTACTGTTGGTCAAGCTTCTGCACCTGCTTCTGGAGATAGTAGAGATGTTGTTAGAGGTACAGCCCCAGTTGTTAAAGGATCTAAAACATGGGATAGTTTATCTCAAGGCCAAAAAGATAGTGCCAATTATCTTTATAAAACTCTTCGTCAATACGGCTTTACAGATATAGAAGCTAGAGCTATTTTAGGTATTGTTTCTAAAGAATCAGCCTTTGTTCCAAGAAATGAAATTTCATATGCTAATACAAAAGCATCTAGAATTAGACAAGTTTTCCCAAGCAAGTTTAAAAATAAAACAGATGCTGAAATTGATGTAATTAAGAAAGATCCTCAAAAATTCTTTGATACTATTTACGGAGGTAGATATGGTAATGCTAAAAATGAAGGTTACAAATATAGAGGTAGAGGTTTTAACCAATTAACCTTTAAAGGTAACTATGAAGCATATAATAAACTTTATAAGGATAATGGTTCCAAAGCAGGTAAACTTGACATCATCGCAAACCCAGATCTAGTTAATAAACAAGAAGGATCAGTTTATCCAGTAGCATCTCACATAGCAGCTCTTTTCTTTAAAAGAAATAAATCTAATTTCTTTCCAAAAGCACCAACTGATGATTTAGATAAAGCAGTATTTAATTTTATGAGAGCTAATGCTGGATGGGGAACTTCAACAAGCGGAGCTATATTCCAAGAAGGACTTAGAAAAGCAAGAGCATTTGTTTATAGTCTTCCTGAAAAATTAGGTTAAAATAATTAATTATGTATTTTCCAAAATCTCAAATAACAACCAACCAATACACTAATGGGGGAGAATATGTTTACGCAGTAAGCAAACTTCCTTATATTGGATACTACTTTAAAGTATCTACTGGAAAATACTATACTGGAAAAACTCCTGATGATAGACCTAATGAAGAATTATTATTCATTGCGGCTCAAGATTATCCGGAAAACCCACAAATATCTTCTCAAATTATAATAGACCCAATTTACGACTATTTAACTAATTCTAACTCATCAAACCCACCAGTTCTAATCCCTTATTATTCCCCAGTATTACCAACAACTCAAGATTACCAAAACGGAGAATTTCAAAGATATTTTTGTAAAAAAACAAATGAAGTACAATATGTTGAAATAAATTTAGACCAATTTAGTAAATTAAAATCTAAAGATCCTCAAATATTATATTCATTGTATCAACCTTTTACTATATCTTGGATATTAACTGGAAATAAAGAACAAGTAGAAAAAGTAAATAGAAATATAGTTGAACTAGCAGTTTTTAGACAAAAATTACCTAGATTTGGAGATTACCTAAAATTTGATTATCTTAAATATTATAACTCAAATAATACGACTTCAAATGTTTTGGCTGATAGAAACTCAAGAACAACTAAATTATCTAGCGCAGAGGAATATATCCGAAGCATTTCTGGAAGTCGTTCCGTTTAATAATAATATACATCCTGCACTTAATGATGTGTCCTTAGTGTATCTAAGACCGTCTAATGAACGAAAGGGGTATATGATATGTATTGATCATAGCGAAACGTTAAATGTAAGTAAAACGGATGTAAACGCGTTATTAACGCAAATAGAGTGTCTATGGGTGCGCGATAAGAAGAATGCACTATATTACTTTCAAATTAAGAGCTTGCGCGATATAAACATACTCACTCCTCCGTATATACAAGATCCAACACCAACTCACAATTATTTTTACCACAAGTATCCGGATTACAAAGAAGTCAATAAAATTGTACCGGTAGTTAAGCATTATGAGTATTGTGAGAATATTTATAATAAAGTAAAACCTCATTTTACAAAGGAGTTACCCTCGTATTTTGATTTTTACAACAATTATACAACACTCGCATTCTTTGGAATCGAAAAAAATGGAATAAACATAAATGAAACAGTTTTTAATCAACACTTTAAGCCAAGCAATCCAATCTATTCAGTTGGCGACAGTAAAGTATTTACAAGTTATAACTTATTTACAACTACACGTAGACCAAGTAACTCTTTTAATGGCGTTAATTTTGCCGCACTAAATAAGGAAACAGGCGCTAGAAAGAGCTTTATACCACAAAATGATGAATTTTTGGAGTTCGATATTAGCGCATACCATCCTCATCTTGCTGCTCGTTTGGTTGCCTTTGATTTTGGCGGTGGAGATGTCCATCAAGCGTTCGCCGACTTATATGGTACGTCGTACAAAGAAGCAAAAGAACTTACGTTTAAGCAACTATACGGAGGCGTATTTAAAGAGTATGAGCACCTTGAATTTTTTCAACAAATAAAGAAATTTATTGATACCAACTGGGATGAATTTAATAATTCGGGGCAAATTGTGGTTCCGGGTTCAAATTATGTCTTTAAAAAGAGTGAGTTGGATAATATGAATCCACAAAAACTGTTTAATTACGTTTTACAAAACTTGGAAACAGCAACGAATGTTTGTATCTTGATAGAGATACATAAGCTATTGAAAGGCAAGAAGACTAAGTTAGTATTATATACGTATGATAGTTTTCTGTTTGACTACGATGCGAGTGAAGATTTAAAAAATGATATAGAAAATATTTTCAAAAAGAAAAAATTACAAATAAAGGTTAAAAATGGAACCAGTTACGATTTTGAATGATTATTATGATATTTATTGGGAGAAAACCCAACTAAATACCAAAGATTTGAATAACAAGTTATTTTGTACGTTTGTTAGTGAGGATGTGCTTGACGACATGGTAAGCAGTATTGCTAAGGCATACTCTATAATGTACAATAAGATGTTTGTCTTATATGTTAAAAGTACGGGTGAATACGTTATAACATACAATGTTGAACAAGCTAACGTAAACAACATTCCTCTAAATACAATTCTAGTACACCGAAAAAAAGAGACTAATACTCTTTATACAATTAATGCCCTAAACGATTTAATTAAAAAATTAAATGGTGGAGTAGTTGATACCAGCTTCAGAGTAAACTGGCAACACTATCAAAATTGTATTCTATTGACCCAAGGTGGGGACTTAAAGCAGCTTAATACAAAAGTTTACAAAATTGTCGAACTTTAGTTTGGTAATTTAGTAAATGGTTATTATATTAATGTCACAAACAAAATTTGATTAGTTATGGATTTAAATGAAATGAGAAACCGACTGTCAGCAATGCAGTCAAAACAATCCGGTAAAGGCGGCGGAGAAAAAAAATCTGTCTTTTGGAAACCCTCAGTTGGTAAACAAGTAATCCGTGTAGTACCTTCCAAGTACAACAAGAAAAACCCATTCACCGAAATGTATTTCCACTATGGTATTGGTAAAAATACTATGGTATCTCCAATTAATTGGGGTGAGAAAGATCCAATCGTAGAGTTTGCAAAACAATTGCGTACTACTAGCGATAAGGAAAACTGGCGTTTGGCTAAAAAACTTGATCATCATGCCTAAAGTTAAAGAAACTTTGTTGGCTGATGATAAAGCAGCAATTACTTCATTGCTTGAGAATCAACCAAATCCTATGGAAGTATTTAAGAAATACTCATATGATGAAATGAAGCAAGCACTTCAAGAATGGTTGACTCCTGAGGATGAGTATGAAGAAGGTGCTATCATCGATGATGAAAAAGAAGAAGAAGTTATTGAAAAACCTTCTAAAACGTATTCTATCAAAACCCCTGTTAAAGAGCAGGTAAGTAAAGCAGACAAATTTGATGCTTTGTTTGAAGAAGAAGACGACGATTTACCATTTTAATTTAAACGTACATGGCAAGAAGTAAAAAAAGCGAATCGCTAACGGCTGCTCTATCCTCTGAACTGCGGTTTCAGCTCAGAAAATGGGCGTTTTACCTGTGTTTATTGTAACTGAGATGAAATGGAATTGGGAACATGCTGTTCAAATGGGTCTTCATGTTAATGAGATTGTAGATGAATCAACAGGTGAAATTTTGAATTACGAAGGTAACTTCATTTATGTTGACCGTGAAACACTACACACTATTGAAGACGTAGCAGCATTTGTTTTGGATTTATTGGATGAACAGAAAAAAGGTAATTTACCTTACGATCTATTGTTCCTATGGGATTCAATTGGATCAGTTCCTTGTGAATTGTCTGTTAAATCAAATAAAAACAACAACGAATGGAATGCTGGTGCAATGTCAACTCAATTCGGTAACAATGTAAACCAAAAAATTACATTATCACGTAAAGAATCATCACCATACACTAATACATTAGTATGTGTTAATAAAGTATGGACTGCAAAAGCAGAAGTACCTATGGGCCAACCAAAGTTGATGAACAAAGGTGGATTTGCAATGTGGTTTGATGCTACATTCGTGGTAACATTTGGTAACATTTCAAATGCTGGTACATCTAAAATCAAAGCGATTAAAGATGGTAAGCAAGTTGAATTTGCTAAACGTACAAACATCCAAATTGATAAGAACCACATTAATGGTGTTCAATCAAGAGGAAAAATTATTATGACTCCACACGGATTCATTAACGATACTGATAAGGAACTTAAAGCATACAAAGATGCACACGCATCTGAGTGGATGAAAGTCCTTGGAGGTATGGATTTCGATATTTTTGAGGAACAAGATCAATTTGAACCAGAAAATATCTTTACACAAGAACCAGATTAATATGAAAAGAAAAGAATTACTTAAGCTCCTTGACAATTTAGTTGAGGAACAGGAGACAGTCTCAGCAAATCGATACGATAGAGTACTCTTAATTGATGGTTTAAATTTGTTTTTTAGAAATTTTGCCATGATGAATATTGTAAATCCTCAGGGAGTACACGTAGGGGGCTTAGGTGGATTCATTCGTTCTTTAGGTTCATTAATTAATCAAATACAACCCACATCAGTGTTTGTAGTATTCGACGGGATGGGTTCTTCCACAAATAGGAAGAACCTACTCCCTGAATACAAATCAGGTCGTAACCAACACCGAATTACAAACTGGGAA